GGGTGACCACCGCGGCGGCGACGGGCCTGCACTTCACCGCCGGACAGCGCGTCGACCTGGTCCGGGCGGCGGTGTGGGCGCTGCGCACCGCGGTGACCGAGCCGCCCCCCGAGCCGGACATCTACGTTTGATGCTTGCCCTGTGCCGTACTGTGGATAACTGATGGACCGGACCACTTCGAGCGGTCTCGTCGTCGTCGAGCATCGGGCAGCGTTCAACGACCCGCTGGTGCCCAACGACAACGACCCGGCATCGGTGCCACCGGCGACGGTCGGCCCACCGGCAGCCGTGCCCGGCGACCCGAACGGCGTCGAGTGGATCGACGAGGGCGTCGGGCGCCCGTTCGGCGGGGGACCACCGCGGGTGGCGCCGTGGTCTGGCTGGCCGGCCGAGTGGGCCACGCCCAACTGGTGGGGGCAGGTCCAGCTGCTCACCGACACGGCATGGATGTGCCTCGACTCGAACAGCTCGATCCTCGGGACGATGCCGGCGTATCTGGTCAACGCCGCGCCGTCGCTCAGCGCCGACTGGCTGAACAACCCCGACCCGGACCTGTACACCGGCTGGATCGAGTTCCTCAAGCAGGCGGTGTGGGATTACCAGTGCGCCGGCGAGGTGTTCATCCTGGCGACGGCGTACTACGCGACGGGCAAGCCGGCACGGTTCCACGTCGTGCCGCCGTGGCTGGTCGACGTCGAGCTCGACGGGGCCCGGCGCCGGTACCTGATCGGCTCGGTCGAGGTCACCGCGGACATGCTGCACGTGCGCTACCAGTCGCGTGTCGGCGACGGCCACGGCCACGGTCCGCTCGAGGTCGGCGGCCCCCGGCTCGTCGCCGCCGCCGCGCTGGCCCGCTACGCCCAGCAGGTCGCCCTGTCCGGCGGGGTGCCCAACAGCGTGCTGACCCACCCGGCGCGGCTCACCGCGCAGCAGTCCGGCCGCCTGCAGCAGCAGTGGGTCGAGGCGCGGATGTCGTCGCTCGGGCTGCCCGCGGTGCTGTCCGGTGGCGTCGAGTTCAAGACCCTGACGGTCAACCCGAAGGACGCCGCGCTGGTCGAGCTGTCGCAGTGGAACGAGTCGCGTATCGCCGTGCTGTTGAGCGTCCCGCCGTTCTGCGTCGCGCTGCCGTCGGGCGGCGACCCGATGACGTACAGCAACGTCAATTCGATCTTCGTCTACCGGTGGCGCGCCGGGCTCAACCCGCTGGCCGCCGAGCTGATGGAGGCGTTGTCCAACTGGCTGCTGCCGCGGGGCACGACGCTCGAGCTCAACCGCGACGAGTTCCTGCACCCGTCGGAGCTGGAGCGGGCCCAGGCGTCGGAGACGTGGGTGCGCATCGGTGCGCTGACACCCGAGCAGGTCGCCGAGCGTGAGCGGTTCAGCGTGGCGGCGCCGTCGCCGACCCTGTCGTCAGGAGTGCTGCAATGAGCGAGAACCCCGTCGAGTACCGCACCGCGGCGACGCTCGAGGTGCGCCACGAGCAGCGCACCATCGACCTGATCGCCGTGCCGTACAACGAGACGACCGAGGTGCTGCGCCGCGGCAAGTGGGTCACCGAGTCGGTCGACCCGCAGGCGTTCGCCGGCGTCCACGGCGACGTCACCGTCAACCGGGCCCACGACCTCGAGCGCCCGCTCGGGCGGGTGACCGCGCTGCACCCCAAGGACGTGCGCGGGTTGCGCGCCGAGATGCGCATCTCGCGCACCGCCGCCGGCGACGAGGCGCTCGAGCTGGCCGACGACGGGCTGCTGTCCGCGTCGGTCGGGTTCCAGCCGATCGCCGAGGAGTGGAGCACCGACCGCCGGGCGGTCAAGGTGACCCGCGCCAAGCTCGTACACATCGCCCTGACGGCCGATCCGGCGTACAAGGGCGCCAGGGTGCTCGCGGTGCGCAGCGCCGACGAGACGGGCCTACAGCGGGTTCTCACGCCAAATCTGGACCGCATCCGGCTCGAGATGCTGGCGTCGCGGGCTGGGATGCAATTACACTCCGCCACCACGTAGTCGAGGAAGCCGTCGGGCGAGTGGCCAAGTAGCCGCCGGATCGACCGAAGCGAAGCCGCCGGACTCGGAACACCCATCCGTTTCGATTTCGAGGAGTCGCCAGTGTCCGCGACCGATGCCATGCTCGCCCGCTTCCAGTCCGAGCTCGAGGAGCGCCGCACGTTCATGGACGGCCTGATCGAGGCCGCCGAGTCCGCCGGCCGCGACCTGACCGCCGAGGAGACCGACCTGTACACCCGGGCACGTGACCGCATGCGCGTCATCGCCGGGCAGATGGAACCGCTGCAGGAGGGCGCCCGCATCGCCATCGAGTCGCGCCAGCGCACCCAGGAGCTCGTCGGCATGTACGCCAGCGCCCGCAACCCGCAGGCCGCCGCCGTCGAGTACCGCAGCGCCGGCGCGTACATCGCCGACCGGTACTACGCCCAACTCGGCGACACCGAGGCGCAGCAGCGGATGGACATCTACAACCGCGTCGCCGCCCACCAGACCACCGCGGACAACCCGGGGCTGATCCCCGAGCGGATCGTCTCGCCGCTGGTCAACTTCATCGAGGTGGCCCGCCCGCTGTGCGCCACGCTCGGCCCGACCGACCTCGGCGGCGGGGCCTGGTCGTACGCCCGGGTGACCCAGCACACCCAGGTCGCCAAGCAGGCCGGTGAGAAGACCGAGCTGGCATCGCGCAAGATGCTGGTGACCAAGACGCCGCTGGGCGCCGACACGTTCGGCGGCTACGTGAACGTCTCCAAGCAGGACATCAACCGCACGTCGCCGGCGATCCTCGACATGGTCATCAACGACCTCGCCGAGCAGTACGCGATCGAGACCGAGGAAGAGGCCGCCGACGTGCTGTGGGCTGCCGCCACCGCCGGGCCGATCATCCCGACGGGACCGGCGACGGGGCTGGCAGTCGCCCAGGCGATCTGGGCCGCTGCCGGTTCGGTGTTCGCCGCCACCAAGGGCCAGGGCCGCACGGTCGTCGCGGTGGCGCCCGACATGCTCGGTCTCATCGGGCCGATCTTCCCGCCCGTCAACCCGACCAACGCCTTCTCGTCGGGCTTCTCGCTGCCGCTCGGGCAGGGCGACCAGGGCTCGATCGCCGGGCTGTCGGTGATCATGTCGGCCGGGCTCGACGCCGGGCAGATCATCGTCTACTCGACCGCGGCCGCCAAGGCGTTCGAGTACAAGTACGGCAACCTGCAGGTCGTCGAGCCGTCCGTGTGGGGCATGCAGGTCGGCTACGCCGGCGACTTCGACTGCGTCGTCATCGAGCCGGCGGGCGTCGTCAAGGTGACGAAGACCCCATGAGCACCTTCGACGACCCCAACCGCGAAGCCGTCGGGCTCGCCCCGATCTGGACGGGCGCCGAGTCCGACCCCGAACCGGACGGCGACGGCGACGGCGCGTTCGATCCGGGCGAGCACACCGTGGCCGAGGTCGAGGCGTACGCCGCCGAGCACCCCGACGAGCTCGACGCGATCATCGCAGCCGAGTCCGCCGGCAAGAACCGCTCCACGCTGCTCACCGCGCTGGGCGCCTCGTGACCGACGTGGTCGCCCCCGCGGTGAACGTGTGGGATGTGGCGGCGATCACCGCCGCCGCGCTGGCCGTCCTGCGCCTCGACTCGGCAGACGCCGACGCCGCACGCGTCGGCGACGCCGCACAGCAGGCCACCGAGCAGATCGACCAGTTCCTCGACCAGACCGTCCCGCTCGACGCCACCGCGGTGCAGTCGCTGTTCGGTGGGGCCGTCGATCTGACCGTGTCGCTGTACCGGCGCAAGGACGCCGGCACCGGCATGGCCGCGACGTACACGCCGGGCGGCACCGCCGCGGTGGACACCGACCCGCTGGCCAAGGTCGCCCTGATGGTCCTCGCCTGGAAGGAGCGGTGGGGCATTGGCTGACGGGTCGAAGATTTCGCAGCAGCGCACCACGCTGCACGCCGCGCTGCAGGCCGCCCTGGCCGAGATGCCGTGGCGCGTCCACCGCACCCCACCGGTCAACCCGGCGGCGCCGTGCGTATGGATCGGCCCCTACGTGCAGATGCTGGACAACGTCGTGATCCGCATCTCGTTCCCCGTCGTCGCCCTGTACGACGGCGCCGACCACCGCCAGGTCGACCGGCTCGACGACCTCGGCGCCGTCATCTCCGATTCCATCTTCCGCGCCGGTGGGCGGCCGTCGCGGTCGCTGCCCGGTCGCCTCGACGTCGGCGGCCCGACGCTGCGGTCGCTCGACTACCAGGCCGACTTCACCGCGCAGGGGACCACGCTGTGCTTGCCACTCTTGGAGGTTGACGATGTCTGACCCGTCCATCCTGCGGATTCCCGTCGGCGACACCGGCGGCTTCGGTCTCGCCCTCGTCGACCGTGACGCGGTCGGCTACGACGACTCGTGGCAGGCGCCGATGGGCGCCGAGCTGCCCACGGTCGCGCTCGCCGACTACAACACCGGGTCGACGACGTGGCAGTGCCAACTCTCCGCGGCACAACTAACGGCAACTCCAAATGTGAATACAACTGACCGTGTTGGGACGTTCTGTGCCCCGCCGGGCAATACGACCACGGTGGGCGAGGACACGTTCGCCATGGAGATCGGTGGTTTTCAGGACCATCACGTCGCCGCCGGGCTCGCTGCGTTCATGTACGCCAACCGGACCAAGGAGTGTTTCTTCTACTTCTCGTGCGACGGCCCCGACGGGGCACCGCGGGCGATCGGCCGGCTGACGGCGATGCCGTTCGGTGGCGACGCGTGGACCGACCTGACCTTCACCGGGCTGTCGCTGCCGATCATGAAGGCCCCCGACATCGAGTTCGGTTCCGGCGCGACGACCACGATCGTCAAGGGCGACGGCACCACCGTCGGACCGTGACCGATGCCGAGCGCGCCCACCTCAACACCCTGCTGACCATCGGCAGGGTGTCGTTGCACGCGCTCGACCGGGCCATCCGCACCGAAGACGACGTCGCCAGCCTGGGCGCGCTGGCCGACGAGCGCATGGCGATCGCCGCCGACGTCGACCGGCTCACACTGGTGCTGGGGGCGTGAGATGGCCGACGACCTCGACGCCATGGTCGGCAAGCTCGAGCAGCTCGCTGACAGCCTGTCCGGTGGCGACCTGCGCCACCTGAACGGCACCGTCGCCCAGGCGGCGCAGCGCGACATCCTCGCCGAGCTCGACGCCGACCTGCCGGGCCGGCGGTTCACCAACTGGGGCATCGTCCTCACCGTCGCGGTCGAGGCGACCAGCGACGACACGTCACGGCTGATCCCGACCCCCGAGGCGCCGTGGAAGGTGCTCGACGTCGGGCGCAGCCCCGGCAGCAACGGGCGGGTGTCGTGGGGCGCCACCAGGGGCCGTGGGACGTGGCAATCGGCGTCTGACCGGGTCGCGGCCGAGACCCCGCAACGCGTCGACCAGCAGGTGCGCGACATCCTCGGACGGATTTACTGATGGCCTTCCAGGAACGCGTCACGATCTTCATCGAGACGAAGGTCGACAACGCCCGCCAGCAG